ATCATAATCGTCTGAATAAAGTGTTGCTCTATTTACAACAATCTTTTTACCTTCAGGGAAAGCACCGGTTATTGATTTAGTGAATTCCTTGCCTGTCTTAGTGTCATAGCCTGGGATAACATTATAGAAATAATATAACTCAGGATCGTAGTTAATTCCACCATAACTCAAATCTACAGAGTTTGGGCTATATGAACTAAAAGTCATTGTATATGCTTCAAATGAAACAGTACTTGAATATAAAGAGTCGGCTCTGTTTTCAGCCTTTGATAGTGCTCTAACTTTTAAATATCTGTTAGTTGTGCCTTCTTCAAGTCTTGGGTTGAATCTAATCATGAATCGACCTTGTTCGTCAACAAAATATGACATATAACCTTTAGGGCAATCAACAAAGTCAGTTCCTAAAGAAGCCTTGCCTGTACGATATCTAAACGTGAATAAAGATCCAGCATTGCCAGAAGACTCCTCGAATGGATTATATTCATTGCTATAATTCAATATTAACGAATCTTGGTTTAATGTTACTTCAAATGTATAAAACTTACCATCAACAACTACTTCATAGTTAGGGAATTGAATGTTTCCTCTGTTTTCTAAAACAAATTCTGCAGGAGTATAAACTTGTTTTATTTTATTGCCATCAACTAAAGCATAAAAATTTCGTTCCTCTAATTTAGTAGGCTCATTTGATTCATTTTCTATAGGGAGACCGTAGTATTTTCTAACTTCGTTTAAATCATTGGTATAAATGGGTTTTTTATTTGAGTATTCATAATAACGGAAAATGTTTTCAAATTTTGCATCAGAATAAAAGTTAGTTAAATAATATGCTTGGTCATAATTAATGTCTTTAAGTTGGTCTTTTGAACCTTCAGCAAGGTAATAAGAAAGTTCCCAAGTAAAACTACCTGAATTATCATCTATCAATTTCTCATTGCCATTTAATGAATATGGGTTGAATGTTACCATTGGTGCAGTGATACGCAAATTTCCATTTGCATCAAAAGAAGATGTAGAACCCTCTTCATTCTTACCAAACAAATCACAAGCAGAAAATGTGAGTAGGCTAATAAGCGAAACCACACACATTAAAATTAACATAAAAATTGATTTTTTTGACTTTGCTTTTGTTTTTACTAGGCTCATAAAAAACTCCCGTTTTAACCATTTTGCAAACCAGTTATTTTTAGTTTGTTTTTTGGTGTATATATATATTAATAATATCTAACACACATTTTATCATATTGTGTCGATTAAGCAAAACAAAAAAGGGGGTAAAACAAAAAGTTTTATATTTTTTTAAACTAGACATAATGCTGTCTAGTTTTTTATTTTATTATAAAAACATCAAACAAACGTTTGATTGATATTTTTTAAAAAAGTTGTCAAAAACATGTCATAGTTTGGCTCAAAATTAAAAAAGTGATTATACAATGGTTTTATAAACACAGCGCAAAGAATTCATGTTTGTAATTAGAACTTGACAAGTTTCGACAAATTATGACAAAAATAAAAGGAGTAAAAAATGACAAAATATAACACTAAAATACAAAATAAAACAGAATTCAAGGAAGAACAAATGATCAATTCAAAACAAAAAAACTGCAAAAAAAACCAAAATAATGCAAAAAACAACATAAATTTACGCAAAAACAAAGAATTTTTATTAGACACCTTATACAAAACACATTTAAACGTTTATATTAAAGTTCTTCTTGAAGCATATAAAAGCATTCCAAACATTATTAGTGTTATAGATCGTATTATAGAGCAAAGAGCATCAACATTATTGCCATCTAGTAGCATTTATGGGACATCTTATTTATGCACAATTAAAGAAATTAATAAGGTTATTGATCTGGGCTTAAGAAAAGATAAACTTTTAAATTTATATGTAATAATTGAAAAAATGCTTGAATGTTTATCTGAAAAAGACAGAAAATTTGTTATTTTAAAATTTGTACAAAAAAACACCACTTCTGAAATAGCAAAAGAAATGCAGGTTACCGAAAGAACAATTTTTAGAAAATCTCAGAAAACAATTGAAGAAATTGGGATATCAATGCTTAAACAAAACTGGTCTTCAGAATTTATTAGAATGCAAATTGACAATGAACCATGGCTTGTTGATTTATTCAACAAAATGAAGGAGAAAGATTTTATTACAATAAATCATCGTCATCAATAATTTCATAAGTAGGGAAGATTGGATCACTAGATGTTTCACTTTCTAATTGTTCTGTAAAAAATTTGGTTGGTAAAGATTTTCTTTCAAAAGTTTTTCCGCTAAAATCTTTAACTTTTTTTACACGGTTCTTTTCAACGCTTGAGTCTTTATAAACATTTTGGTTTTCCTCACAATGTTCTTGTCTATATTCACCAATCAAAGCCTCTTCTTTTTTCTTTCTACGATTACTAACAACAAGTAAAACAAACACCAAAACTATTGGAATACAAATTAGAATTATTAATACAATTTTTACAGTTTCGTTTATTGTAAAATTTACGATAGAATTATCATCTTTGTCGTTAATAATTTCGTCAACATCTTCAGTGTTTAATTCAAAACTTGTTAAATTCTCAGTTTTTGCACTGTAAACATACCCCTCGTATACACTTGTAGGATCACTGATTGGTGTATATATTGCATAATACCATATGTTAGAACTCCCTCCAGTAGGTATTACCCCTATTGTAGACGCAATATAAGTAACAGATTTTGTTCCTGCTGGAATTATTTTAATTACATTTGAACTATCCTCAGCCTCTGGCGTACTTCTTATTTGAGTACCAACGTCTTCCGGTATATCAAAAGTAACATTTTCAAGAGTTGGTGAGACAGGTAAAAAGTCAACAATCTTTATAGAATCAGAGGCAACATAGCCAATCATATTTCTATATTGTACCTTTTTTATCATTGTATTAATATCACTTAGAATTGTTACAAAGTATGATTCTGGAATTATATATTTAATATTTCTGTGGGTCGCATCTGTTATATCCGACGTTTTAAATAAATAGCAATTTTCTTTAACTTTTGCATACTTAATTCTAGACACTTCAGTTGTATATATTGCATTACTATTATTATTACTTTTTTGATTATAATAAAAAGGCTTATTTTGAATACTTCTTACAAGTGCAGAAGATGACAAAACTATTATTAATGGAATTAATAAAATTATTAAAGATAAACCAACTATTTTGATAATTTTTTTCATACATAAATTTTAACAAACATTAAAAAAATTAACAAAAAAGTAATATGTATTTTTTTATCTTAGTTTGTAAAACAATTATTTATTTTGACAAAGATTTAAAACATACAATATGCATTTTTAAACTTTTTTAGCGTATTTTTACCATTTTTTAACAATTTTTGCGTTTTTATTATGCGTAATTTTTAAATATACCAGAATATTGAGGTAATTATATGGAACAAGAAATTAAAGAGAATTTAATTAATTCAATAATAAAAGCAAGCGACATTTACTCAGAAATCGAGAGAAGAAAACAAAACCCTTTAAACAAATATAACTCAGGAGAAATTGTCCACAAAAAACAAGTAGAATTTCACAAAAATCCTAAAAGAAATCGATGGGTTTTTGGAGGTAACAGAAGTGGAAAAACTGAGTGTGGAGCAGTTGAAACAATTTGGCTTGCTAGAGGCATCCACCCTTATAGAGAAAATAAAAAAGATGTGTTCGGTTGGGTTGTTAGCCTTTCAACTAAAGTTCAAAAAGAAGTTGCCCAAGATAAAATTTTAAAGTATTTAGATAAATCTTTTATTGAAGAAATAATAATGAACACTGGCAAAAAAAATAGTCCTGAATTTGGAGTTATTGATACTATTGTAATAAAAAATGTTTTTGGTGGACTATCTAGAATTTCATTTAAATCTTGTGAAGAGGGTAGAGAAAAATTTCAAGGAACATCACTTGACTTTGTTTGGTTTGACGAAGAACCTCCCGAAGATATTTACAATGAATGTAAAATGAGAGTTCTTGACAAATGCGGAGATATATTCGGCACCATGACTCCTCTTAAAGGTCAAACTTATATTTATGATCAAATATATCTTAATTCAAACAACGACCCTGAGGTTTTTTCTCTATTTATGGAGTGGGCAGACAACCCTTACTTAAAACCTGATGAATTAAACAGATTAACTTCTTCTATGAGCGAAGAAGAACTAACAAGCAGAAGATATGGTAAATTTTTATCTAATAATCATAGTATGGTTTACAAAGAATTTGACCCTCAAATTCATATAGTTGAACCATTTCCTATACCTGTAGATTTTTATGATCAAATCTCAATTGACCCTGGTCTTAATAACCCTTTATCTGCGCATTTCTACGCATGTGATTATGATGGCAATATTTATGTAATTGCTGAACATTTTGAAGCAGGAAAAACCGTTGATTATCATGCTGAAAAAATAAAAAGTATTGCCAAATCACTTAACTGGAAACCAAGAAAAGATGGCAGATATGAAGCACTTATTGATAGTGCTGCCAATCAAAAAACTCTTGCCAGCAACAAAAGTGTTACCGAACTATTTTTCGAAAATGGTATTGCTGTTAACCCTAACGTAAACAAAGATTTATTCTCTGGAATTTCTAGGGTTAAGTTGTACTTAAAAAACGCGAAAGGAGAAGCAAAACTATTTATTTTTTCATCTTGTACAAATTTAATTAGAGAAATAAAAAACTATTATTGGGGAGATGGAGATAAACCCATTAAACAAGATGACCACGCCCTTGACGAATTAAGATATTACATTATGTCAAGGCCGGAACCGGCAAACATAAAACAAGAAAAAACCGAAATTCAAAAAAACAAAGAAAAATTATATAAACAAATTTTACGAAAAAGAAATTTACTATAAATGTCAGTGTTTCTTTATTTTCAAGATATTGTGCTGTAATATGGAAGTATAAAGAGTCAGGCAGATATAAAGTGAAAAATAAATTTGACAAAGAAACATTAGCAAAAATAAAAAATATCCTTCTTAAAAAAGCCGAGGGATATTTTTATAACGAAGAAGTTTTAGAATATGCATATAAAAACGAATCCGAGAGCAAAACCGAACAGTTAGATTTTCTAAAAGAACAAAAGAGGAAAAATGGAAAAACCCAAGAAAACACCAACCTTATTCTTACTAAGAAAAAAGTTACCACGCACTATATTCCGCCTGATTTGCTTGCTATTAAAATGCTTACTGAAATTTATGGGGAGAAGATAGAAGGTAATGATCTTTCAAAACTTTCAGACACAGACTTATTAATCTTAAAAGAAGATATTATAAACAAGTTAAAAAGTAATTAAGGAGGTTTAAATTATGTATGTTGATGAATGTCCTAAAAATGTGAGATGTGATACTGCAAATTGTCATGAATTTGCAAAGTATAACATAAACACAAACGGATACAAGAAAAACATTTGTCTATGTGAAAATTGTTTTAATTCACTTCTAACAGCAATGCAAAAAATCAAAAAAAATAACAAAAAGAATATTAAGGAGTAAAATATGACCAATAACACAAAAAACGCAAATAAATTGTTGAAAAACGCAAAAAATAGTAAAAATTCAACAAATTTGAATGATTTTTATTATTCCGAAGAAGAAGATAACGTTATAGTTAAAAGTATTTTAGCAGATCTAGAAAAGCGAAGCCAAGAAAGAAAACCATATGAACTTGCATGGGAATTAAATATGAACTTCATGCTTGGTAATCAATATTCTTGTATTAATTTATCAGGCGAAATTGAACAAACTCCTAAAAACTATTATTGGGAAGAAAGAGAAGTTTATAACCATATTGCACCTATTATAGAATCTAGGCTTGCTAAACTTGGTAAAGTTAGACCTACAGTTTCTGTTAGACCAACTGGCTCAGAACAAAGTGATATTTATTCAGCAAAATTGTCTAAAGCAATTTTATCTAGTATTACCGATAAAATTAATTTATCTGACACTATAACTAACGCAACTATATGGAGTGAAATTACAGGAACCGCTTTTTACAAAGTTATTTGGGACGACTCGCTTGGCGATTTAATAGCGAATGAAAATGGAGTAAATATTAAAAATGGAGACATATCAATCAGTGTTTGCCCTCCTTTTGAAATATATCCAGACTCTTCAGGAAGTGTTGATATTAACGATTGCGAAAGTATTATACACGCACGTGCCTATCCAGCAAAAAAAGCCGAAGAATTATGGAACATTAAAGTTCAGGGAAAAGATATTGACACATTCTCTTTTGAAAATTCCTTAACTAAAGGTGCGATAACTGGCAACAGTAATATTCCAAAACTTACACATTCATTAAAACATGATCACGTTTTAGTTATTGAAAAATATACAAAACCTACTGAAACAGCACCTAATGGAAGATTAAGCATTGTTGTTGGAGACAAACTTGTTCATGACGGAGATTTACCTTTCATTCTAGGAAATAATAACACTAGACTTTATCCGTTTATAAAGCAATTATCTACCGCCCAAATTGGAAGTTTCTGGGGTGTAAGCGTAATTGAAAGATGTATTCCTATTCAACGCGCCTACAACGCTATTAAAAATAGAAAACATGAATTTATGGCAAGGCTTGCCTCTGGTGTATTAGCAATTGAAGACGGTTCTGTTGATATAGACAACATTGAAGAAGAAGGTCTTGCTCCTGGAAAGATTATTGTTTACAGAAATGGTAGCACACCGCCAAGGTTTATTGATGGTGGGTCAATACCTTATGAATTTAACAATGAAGAGGACCGTCTTTTAAATGAGTTCATAACTGTAAGCGGTGTGAGCGAACTTATGCGTGACAGTTCTGTTCCTTCATCAATAACTAGTGGCACTGCGCTATCGCTTCTTATTGAACAAGACGAAACCAGACTCTCTGTAACTGCTGAATATATAAGAAGTGCTGTTAAAAAAATCGCACAGTTTATAATTAGGTTATATAAACAATTTGCTAGCAGTGACAGATTATCAAGAGCCTCAGATGAAAAAGGTGATATTGAAATTTATTACTGGAATGGAACTCAACTTACCAGTGATGATGTTGTTTTAGATACAACAAATGAACTTACAGAAACTCCAGCACAAAGAAAATCTATGCTTATGGAATTATATAGAAATGGACTATTAAATGATGAAAATGGCAAGTTATCTAACCGAAATAGAGCAAAATTAATTGAAGCCTTAGGTCTTGGCATTTGGGAAAATACTTCAACAGATCTTACTCAAATGCACATTAAGCGTGCCATAAAAGAAAATTTAAACCTTGAAAAGTTAATTCCTTTAGAAATTGATGATCACCAAATTCATATTGAAGAACACACAAAGTTTATTTTATCTGATGAAAGCGACTCTGTATCTATAGATTATATCAATAAACTTCAAGATCATATTCAAGCACACAAATCTATGCAATATGCTTTATACGAACTTGAACAAAAAGGTTACAATTTAAAATCTGATCAATAAGGAAAGAAATATGGAAAATTTATATAATTTGGAACAACCAACTTCGCAACTAATTAACACTGACAATGTAAATGAACAAATCATAGAGGGAGAAAGGTCAACAGTTCAAGAGGTGCAAGAGGGCTCCAATTTTGGCAAATTTAAAGATGCAACAAGTCTACTTAATGCTTATAACAATTTGGAAAAAGAGTTTACTAGAAAAAGTCAAAAATTATCAGAGTTACTAAAGAACAATGAAAAAAGGGTAAATGCTTTTGAAACCAATCAATCTTTAGAAAACAAAACTACTGAAGATATATCAATGTTTAAGCAAAAAGACTGGAAAAACAATGTTTTAAAATTTTTTGACAAAAACCCAAACGCAAAAAATTATGCTAAAGAAATAGCCTCAACAATTATTAACGACAAAGAACTTGCTAAAAACAAAAACTGTCTAGAATATGCTTATGCTTTAGCATCGCTTAAAAGCAGGGTAGAACCTGCAGATCTTTTAAATGACCCAAAGCACATTGAAGATATTTTATCTAATCAAAACATAAAAGAAAAAATTATCACAAAGTATCTTCAAGACATAAAAAACAACAAGAGTAATCTCAAGTTTATTTCGGGTGAAGCGACTAATATTTCGCCAACTCGCCCCATTGATAAACCTAAAAATTTGAAAGAGGCCTCAACGATTTTAAAGAGATTACTTCAATCTTAAAAATTAAATCACAGGAGAAATTATGGTTACTTTACAAACAGCAGACAATGCATTAAAAGAAGTATATCTTGGTGTTGTATCTGAACAACTAAATACATCTATCAACCCACTTCTTGCAAAAATCAATCAAACAACATCTGACGTTTGGGGAAAAGAAATCAGAAAACTTGCTCCATATGGCATCAATGGCGGTATTGGCGCAGGCGACGAAGATGGATCTCTTCCAAACGCAGCAGGAAACAACTATGCACAATTCGTGCTTGAACTTAAAAATCTTTACGGCAAAATTGAAATTTCAGACAAGGCTGTACGAGCATCTCAAAGTTCTGCAGGCGCTTTCGTAAATCTTTTAAACGCTGAAATGGAAGGACTTATCAAGGCTTCTAGTTTCAACTTTGGCAGAATGTTATATGGTGATGGTACAGGTATTTTAGCCAACATTGTTGCAAATACATCTAACACTGTTACTCTTGACTGTGTAACTAATGTTATCGAGGGAATGCTTGTTGATATTATAAACACAGCAGACGGATCTGTTTATGCTAGTGGTAGATCATTAAGAATTACTTCTATTGACAGAGCAAATAAGATTGCTACTTTAAATGGAACTTTAACTTCAGGAGCATTAGAATCTGGTTATGCTCTTTGTGTTCAAGGTTCTTATGGCAAAGAATTGACTGGTCTTTCAGCAATTTTTAAATCAACTGGTTCTTTATATGGACTTAACAGAAGTTCATACAGTTGGATGACTCCTTACATGAAAAATATTGGTACTGACACACCTGCTAATATTTCTGATATTGTAATGCAAAGAGCAATTGATGAACTTGAAGAAGTTGCGGACAGCAAAGTTGACTTCATTGTTTGTTCAGCAGGCGTTAAGAGAAATTATCAAGAGTACTTTACTAGTTACAGAACCAATGTTGACATAATGGAACTAAGTGGTGGTTACAAAGCAATTTCATACAACGGCATTCCTTTGGTTTCTGATAGATTTGTTAAACCTAACACTATGTATCTTTTAAACACAAAAGAATTTAATCTTCATCAACTTTGCGACTGGCAATGGTTAGAAGGGGAAGATGGCAGAGTTATTAAACAAACTCAAAACAAACCAACTTACACTGCAACTTTAGTTAAGTATGCAGACATCATCTGTGACCAACCAAGCGGACAAGCAATGATTGAAGGCATTAAAGAATCTTAATTTTAAGTTATTTTCCCTTTTTTTAGGGAAAATAACATTTTTTTAAATTTTGGTTTCTAAGGAGATTAAATGACAAATGATTAACAACAAATATTTACAAAAAGTAAATGATGTGTATTTTATTTCAAGCCAAATTAAAGAAATTAATCCAGATTTAGACCTATATTTTAACATTTCAAAAAACAGATATGAACTGCATAATAGAAAAGAAAATCCTAGTTTATGTTTAACATTTTTTCATTACCCTGACTATCGGCTTATTGAAAAACTTATAAAAACTAGTAAAGATAATATAAATTCGCTAATAAAGGAAATAGATCAAAATAACCAAAAATTAGAATTAAATAAAGAATCAAATTTACTTTCTAAAGCACAAGATCAACTCAAAGAAGTTTTCAAATATGCAGAAAAGCAAGGCAATGAAAATTTATCTTTAAATCAAATTAGAACCATTTTAGGTAATGAGGAGCAATTATGACAAAAGACATTTTAAAATTATCAGCAACTCTTCTTGGATTAGATGATGTTATTTCTTATCTTTCTGGAGATACTACCGAAACGCCACCCCCAGAAGTTCTTACTAAAATAAACGAATTAATTGTTTTTACCAATTATGTTATTAGAGAAATCACAAAAGAATATTATCCTCTTAGCCACCGAGAAAAAATTACTTCAGATAATCAATGCCAAATTTATTTTTCTAACTTATCTAAAAAAGCAATTTCAATTAACGATATTAAAAACGAAAGTAATTTAAGCGTTACTTTTAATATTTATCCCGATTATATTAAAGTTGGCACGCCAAACAAAGAATACGAAATTTTTTACAACTACATTCCAGAAACAATCAAAACATTTGATCAAAATATTGTTTTACCTTTTGGTCTTGATTTCTTTGTTATTTGTTATGGTGTTGCAAGCGAATATGCTCTAGCCAAACTTTTATACAGTGAGGCTGATATGTGGGAGAGTAAGTTCAAGAAATCACTTGAGTTAACCAAAAGCAGAGTTGGAGAACGAAGGTTTTTTGCAAGGAGATTAAAGTAAATGCAAAAAATAAATTATCCAACTGAAGGTAAATTAATTTTATCTATACCAAGTTTTGAAGATGGTATTAATACTATATTTGATCCAAGTTTAACCAATTTAAAATATGCTAAAGAAATTCATAATTTTGGATTTAAAGATGGTTCTTTAAAAAATGGTTTAGGTTTTTCTGATCTAATAAAAGAGATATCTTCAACTAACGAGGAATTCGATTCATTAAACCGAGATCTTAAAACTTTAGGAAGTATTGAAAGAGTTTTTCATTTCTATAAATATAACTCCGAAAGTAATACTCGTGACGACAAATTGATCTTAATTGACGATGATTATGGACTTTACTATATTAATTTATATGACCAAAACAAAACTATTAAATCGTTAAGAAATATAATTTTTACAAGTTTACCTGTAGGAGTTAGATATCGTTTGAACGGAGAAGATGTTATGATTTTCTCGAGCGAAACCGACAATATGGTTGTTTGGAATGGTGTAGATCTTCCTTATGAAGTTTTAGATGCTCCTAAAATTTCATCAATGGCAATTCACTACGAAAGATTGTTTGCTACCGTTGATAAAGAAAAAAATTCAGTATGGTTTTCTGATGACTTGGATCCAACAAACTGGAGTGTTAATCTTGATGAAGCGGGATTTATTGAACTTATTGACGAAAGGGGAGCACTTCTTAAAGTAGTTTCATTTTGTGATTACATTTATATCTTTAGAGAAAATGGTATATCAAGATTAACAGCGTATGGTGACCAAAGTAATTTTGCAGTTAGTAATTTATTTGTTTCAAGCGGAAAGATTTACGCATCTTCAGTTTGTGTGTGTGGCGATAGAATAATCTTTTTAGCGAGTGACGGGTTATACAGATTTGACGGCGTTAACACTACAAAAATTTTAGGAAATATTGCTAAAAATATTAAAAATAATAACGACGAGAAAATTTCTGCGTGCTACTACAATGGTTGCTATTATCTGGCTTGTAATTATGAATTTGAGCACCATACTGATTATTGCAAAGATACTTTCTTTTCTAATGCAATTTTGGAAATTGATATTAACACATACAAAATGCTAAACATTACTCACGGCGTAAATGTAAAATATTTAACATCTTTTTCAACTGATAAAATAGAAGGTGTTATTGCCTTGGTAAACACATCAAACAGCAGTGAATATCAAATGTGCAAAATTGACAACAGCGGAAAATATTTAGAATCTAATTTGGAAAAATCTTGGATATCAAATACAAGTGGTGTTAGCGACCCTAATAAACAAAAAACACTAAAAAAGATTTATGTTGAAAGCCGTGAGGATTTTGTCCTACACATTTATCACGACAATAAAGAAACTGCTCTATTTTTTAATGGATCATCTTTACCTATAGTAAAACGAGTTAATATTCCATTATATAATTTCAGTTTCAAAATAAATTCCAATTCGAATAATCCTTCTATTAAAAATTTTAAATTTGAGTTTGGCTTAGCAAATGGAAGGATTTAGGAGGATATTATGGATTACGGAAAAACCGCTTACTTAAAAGTTTTAGACTTAGAAAAAGAACTTTCATTTCTACACAATTCAGAAAAATCTTCAAATAATTACTTAGAAGTTTCAAAACCTAACATTAATCAAACATACTCATTTAATAGTGTTTTAAATATTGACCTTCCTAATATAAATGTGACAAGAGACAAAAGTATTTGTTTTGAAATAAAAATAACTCTAACCAGCAAAAACGAAGGAGAAACTAATTTTGAACTTATAGTTGATGACTGTATTCTATATCACGAACTAAAAAACATTTCTATAGGAGAAACTGATGTTTTTCTAATTAAAACTTACACACCTATAACAACTACAACATTAAAGTCCTCAATTCGAATTACCTCGAATACAGAAAACTTTTCTGCAATTATTAATTCAATAACGGCAGTTATTATTGGAGCCGAAGGGGAAAATTTAACAAGCGAAATAGAAATGAGAGCAATTGAAATACCTAATGAAAACAAGGTATTGATTTCTTTTATAGATGATCAAAAATTATATTATCATATATCTCAAATAACCGAAAGAAGTTTAAGATATAGTGATTTTACATATCTTTTACCTGCGATCAGCCATTGTTTCTGCCTTGAAACCTTTCCATCAGATTTCAACAAAACTCCAGACATAATTTTATATCGAATTGACCAAGCACAAAATTTATATATGTCTAAAATTTTTGAAGGAGAGGGAGAAAAACTAATTGAAACAAATGTTTCTTGCGTATATGCTTGCCCTTGTCCTTTAGTTTCAGATAACACCAATTTAATTGCTTACATTAAAAATGATGACTGTTATTTCAGAACAATTAGAGATGACAGTATTATTTCAGAAAAAAAATTTAGTCTTCCGCAAGGGGAATACAAAGACATTCGCGTTGTCAGTAAAAATGATAGTGAGTTTCTTTATGTTATTGCAACTCACTCGAACGGATCTAACTACATAATGCGTTCTTTAGTTGAAGTTTCCACCGGTAAAATTGTTGAATTTTTATCTGCAACATATATGTTGGCTTTGACAAAGTATATTGATGTATCTTTTGTAAACAAAAAAGCCACAGAGCATTTAAATTTGGATTTTGCTTGCATTGTTGAATCTTTGCCTGAATACAGCCAAATCATAGAAAGATTAACTATTGAACACATTACTGCAGACTTTAACTTGCAACCAGAGATATATAAAGTATCTCCAAAAACCATATACGGAGTTAAACTAGACAAATCAATTCTTACTGGTACAGAGTGGGCTAGTTATACTGATGGGGCTTCCGAATTTGAAGGTGCTTATATGGATTTTGCAAATGATGTTTTTGTAGATAATGGCTGGACCAACAGATGGCCATTTAATCAAATAAAACCATGTCTTGTTAAAAACGGAGAAGTAGTTGGATACTTAAATCCTAATAATTATGCAGAATTTATAGATGGAACCAGTTCTAACATTACCAATTTAAATAACGGTATTGTTATGATAGAAATACCTAAAATTTACTATAACATTACCCGTGATGAAAATTTTATAAAAATACAAATTTGCAATCAACCTCAAGAAAATTTTGTTTGTAAAGCCTTTACATATAAAGGGGAAGAATTAGACAAGATTTATATTTCTGCATATCTTTGTGGACCTGCGGCTGTTACTACTCAAGGATTTAACACTCCTAGCGGAGTAAGATTAAATTCATCTCAATTAGTTGGCTATGAAAAGAATTATGATGTTTTAAAGAATTTAAGTGGGGAAAGATTTGAGTTTTTACCATTTAATGTTCTTATACTAATTCAGTGTTTATTTACAATTATGTTTAAAAGCACAAACTCACAGGCATCTCTTGGTTATGGATACAACCAGACTCAATCAAGTTATTTTACCGGAAAACTAGATGCAAAAGGTCTTTATTATGGAAAAGGTACTCAAGGTACTGGAACAAAATTTATGGGAATGGAGGATTTATATGCCTGTAGAAATGTTACTGTTACCGGTTTTTATATAGATGCAGACTCTAAGCCAAGATTTATAGACCCTTATGATCCCAACTCTTCTTATGACCCTGACACATTAGGTGATTACATTACATCTTCACTTCCATACACTATATCTACATCTGCTTTAGGTGTTACCACTGACATTCATGAAGACGCAAACAATTTAGGATTCTTCCCTCTAAGTAAAACATCTGGAGCAACAACCTTAGGTTTTTGTGACTCCTCTAGCCAAAGAAGAAGTTCTACTTGTTGTGTATTTGGTTCAAATGGCACTTTGCTTAACAACGGTATTTTTAGTATGACTATGGCTGTAAAAAACACAAATGATACTTTACGTTCTGTAAGACTTGTATATTATCCACAACCTACAAAATAGGAGAAATTTATGAATATAAAATTACATAATAAATACGAAATTTCAATAGGAAATAAAACATACATCGCTTATAATACTCTTCTTGATACGATTTATGATAAAATCTCGAATTTGGAACAATACACCTCACATATTGCTATTGGAACAGGAACTTCTAGAAAATCAATAACAGACACCAATCTTGGAAATTATCTTAGAACATTTGAAACTAGAACAGAAGAAATACAAAGCGATATTAGTAAAAATACTCTTTTCATTAAAAAAATTGTTTCTATAAATGAAGATGACACTTCAGTATTCAGTTTTAGTGAACTTGGACTTACCAATACTAATGATTTTGACCCAGTTATTTTTAACCATGTACTAATTACAAATCAAGACGGGGAAGTAATAACAATTACAAGAAATCTTGGCGATGCTATGGAAATTAAAGTTACAATTTATCTTGAGTTAACACCGCAAAGTCAAGCATTGTTTATTCAGGGAGAAAACCAACTAATAAAACAAATTTTAGGCGAGGACCTAAAAATTGAAGATAATAAATTATACGCTCTTAGGGGAGAGAATCTTGTACCAAATGAACATACAATACGTTCCACCCCTGATTTGACTAAGGCTGTTGTTTGTAAAAAATCTTTCGCCATAAATACAGATGGTAGCGTTAATATTACATACACAGCAGAACTTGGCGAGGGAGAGACAGAAGAAATTTTATTAGTTTACAATAATGAAGTTGTTGTTAGATTAAACACATTAGAGTTTAATCCTATTCAAACAATCACTAATACCTATTCTTGTCAGCCTTCTAACATAATAGAAATTGACAAAAATGTAAAAAACATTAACAGCGTAATGCAAATTACTCCAAACGGCAATATTGCTGACACAACTCATACTATAACCGTATTTGGAAAAAAATTAACAGATAAGGTCGTGGATATTTTTGATCAGCCTTTTGATTCAAACACACCTCGTTTTGTCTCAAAAGATGGAAAAATGATTGCTTTTTTATTTAACTCATATGTCCACATTTACAAATATAATAATTACAAATTCACAAAAGTTAATACAACACAAATACCTGCAAGCAATATTATGAAATTGTTTATGTTTGAAGACACAATACTTATTTTAATGACCACCAACCCATACATAAGAATTTTCAAAATTATTAACAACAACGCTATTGAGCAAGAAGTTAACATGCAAATGTACGATTCATCAATTTATCCATATAATTGGTTAGACGCCGAGGCAACACTTACTAAAAATAATAAAATTGTAATAGGAATAATTGTTAATGATGAAAATTTAACCCCAATAGTCATAAGACTGTCACAAAATGCAAATGGTTCTTATTCAGACAGTTTTACTAGACCAAATCTAACAACGGCAAAAAAAGTTTACTCTGTTTATCAAAATCCATTTTGTGAACCAAGAGTATCTTTTATTACGGATACATTTAATGGGGCAACATATTATTTTATTGAGGAATTCTTAGAAGACACTTCTACCTTTGCCTCTGGTTCTGATACAGCATATACTCTGCTTAATGCAACTCTTGGTATTCAAGTAGCAGGAAGAACAATTCTTTCTCAAAAAGATACTTATCCATATCTTATTGCTTATTACTATCCAAACTTTGAGACTGTTAGTTATACATATTCAAACGGTATTAAACATTTCACATCTAAAGACGGAAACTATATAATTGCTAAATATCAAGATTCAACTTACAAAATATTTAATATGCATTCGTTCGATAATCTTACCGAGTTTGAAAACAATTTTCCTTCTTATGTAAACTTCAGCGATATTGTAAGTTTTGAATTTGTTGGTGATTATTTATTGGTTTTCACTTCTAGCAAGGAAGAACCGTTATATGCTATTGCAATTAAAAATGCATATACAAGACTTGATAACTTAAGCGATATATCCTCAAAATATGAAATTAGTTACAACAAATATGATTTAATTGGTAGTAGAGATTTAGAAGGTGTTAAAGTGACATTTAGCATGCTGTTTGCAATTAATACAGGAGATAGTAATGCTATTCAGTAGTAGAGTTTCAAAATTTGGAAAAGGAGATAATTTATCTGCCATTATGGAAGAAATTAATAAAATATCTATCTACTATTATCAATCTGGAATTACAAAAAAAGTTGTTACCATTAATGATAATAACATGACACTTTCTAAAACTAATATTAATTTACCATATAATGAAGTTATTCCAATTAATAAAAATTATTTGGTGTCTCGAATTGATAAAAGCATAGGAATAATTAGAAATGAAGAATAAGTTAACAAAAATAAAAAACGCAAATCAATTAATTAAAAACCTTAAAAATAATATAAAAATAGCAAATATATGCAACAAAAAGCAAAAAGAAAGTTATAAAGGAGAATTTTAA